GAAGGCCATATTGGGATGATGAAAAAAATTGCCCAGCAGTCTCAGGGTGAAATGGCTAAAACGATTGTGGATCTACAACAACAGCTTGCAGAAGTAAAACAAGGTGTCACAAAAGTTCGTGAGACCGTTGTGGTAAATACTGAACGTGATTTCTTTTCAGAGCTAACCCGTGCCGTGAAAGCAGCAACAGGCCGAGACTGGAAGGATATTAACGATGAAGACGAGTTCCACAACTTCTTGGCAACAGAAGTCGCTTACACAGGTCGTGAACGGCAAGAATATCTTGCAGAAGCACGGGGAAAACTTGATGTAGACGCAGCTGCACAATTCTTTATTGATTATGCAGGACCATCTTCCTCTAAAAAAGAACCTTCGCCATCAAATGATGTGCCGGAAGTTCCCGAGGAATTGGTTACACCTGAAACTGCTTCTGGCGGAATGCCGCCAATAGAAGAAGAGAAAGTGTATACCACCGCAGAAGTGGATCAGTTTTATGCTGATAAACGGAAAGGGAAGTATAAGGACCCAATTGAGGCGAGGAAAATTGAACAAGACATCCTCACCGCAGGCCGCGAAGGCCGCATAGTAAGTCGCAGGCAACCAGCCTCCGCATAAAAAAGGATGTCATAGCCTACAAGGAATATGACAATGAATGGTCCTACTCGCACAGCCGGTTATACAGACCTAAGCTCAACTAGCTCAGGTAAGTTTATCCCCCAGATTTGGTCTGGAAAATTAGTAGAGAAATTCTACGACGCAACCGTCTTCGGAGAAATCGCTAACACCGATTACGAGGGCGAAATTAAAAACCAAGGTGATACGGTTCATATTCGTACTACACCAACTTTAACAATCCGTGATTACGAGATTGGTGGTTCATTGAACTACGAGAATCCAACCAACCCATCGGTTGAATTGCAGATTGATAAAGGCAAATACTTCGCGTTCCAAGTGGACGACGTTGATGAATACCAAGCTGATATCGACATCATGGACGATTGGGCTGGTGACGGTGGTGAACAAATGAAGATTGCGGTTGATACCGAAATCTTGGCTTACGTTCCGACCGGTGTATCTGCTGATAATGCAGGCGCTGCAGCTGGTGTAAAATCTGGCTCATATAACTTAGGCGCTTCTGGTGCTTGGGTTTCTTTAACCAAGGCTAATATCCTCGATTATTTAGTGGATTTAGGCTCTGTTTTAGATGAGCAAAACGTGCCTGAAACTGGTCGTTGGATTGTGTTACCGGCTTGGGCTTGTGGCATGATCAAGAAGTCTGACCTTAAAGATGCTTCTTTAGCTGGTGACAGCCAATCAATCATCCGTAACGGTCGTGTCGGCATGATCGACCGCTTCATGATTTATATGAGCAACAACCTTGATGTGACTCTCGACGGTTCTACCAACGTGACGAACGTGATCGCAGGCCACAAAGTTGGTTTAACTTTCGCGGCCCAGATGACTAAGATGGAAACATTGCCAAATCCTAACAGCTTCGGCCAGTTAGTTCGCGGCTTGAACATCTATGGACGCAAAGTGGTTGAAGGAAAATACCTAACGCATTTGTATGCGGCTAAAGGTTAATAGCCTATAGTATAGAAAGAGCCCTCGTTGTGGGGGCTCTTTTTTTTAATTTGAGAGAGGAATGAAAAATGTCATTACGTGAAAAGCAAGAAGGTATTAAATCAAAGTATGTGAAGGCTCCAAATGGTCGTATTTTTTTAAATAATCCAAATTTGGCTAAGCTTTCTGACATGTCAGCTGTTGATGTTCAGGGTTTTGAAGATCCAGTACCAGAAACGGTTGATCAGTTAAATGCTATGATTGCAGATGGCCTAAAGAAGCCTGCAAAACCTGACGTCGATTTAGATAAGGATATTTTTGATTTCTCTAAAGCAACAAAGAAGCAAATCGCAAAAAAAGCGAAAGAAAACTTCGGTTTTGATGTTGAAGACATTGACAACAAAGACGTTGGCGATGTTCGTAAAGAGTATGAATTTTTATTAGCGACGGGCACAAATACTGATGACAATACTAGCTCAGGATCTGATTAACGATATTGCCGATGAATTAAGTGATCCGCAACACGTCACTTGGTCATCAGATGAGTTATTAGCATACCTAAATGCGGCTACATTGCGAGTCTGTTTGATACGCCCTGATGCCAGCTCATCTGTCGAATCAGTTAAGCTGGTCGCTGGAACAAAACAATCGCTTCCAGCGACCGCTCGACGCTTGCTTGAGATTGACCGGAATATGGGTGCCGATGGCGCCACTCCGGGAAAAGTCATTACTGCCACCGATAAAAAGTCCATGGATTTATATAATCCAAATTGGCATAAAGATACAGCCAAAACCTCAGTCGATCACTTTATGTACGACGAGAAAACCCCGGACACTTTCTTTGTCACTCCACCGGTTCATGCAACAACTCAAGTTTGGGTTGAAATGAATTTAGCTAATAATCCAACAATGATTGAAGATGCAAGCGCTGAAAACGTCCAACTTAACGACGTTTATCGCCCAGCTCTGGAGCATTGGATGCTTTATAAGGCATACGAGAAAGAAACTGACTCAGCACACTCATCGGCAGAATCTAAATTCCACTACCAAGCATTTAATCAATTGTTTGGCATAAAGACTAAGGTGGATGCCACGTATTCCCCTAGTCGTGAAACCAAAGAAGGTAAACTATGAAACATTGGGATGACTTTCTTAGTGAAGTAATGCCATACGTGGAGAACTGCCCACTTCCCGTGGCAAAAAATCATATTAAAAATGCAGCTATTGAGTTTTGTCAGCGCACAGCGTTATGGCGCCTAGAAATGGACCGCCTTAATATTGCAGACACTATTTACACTTATGAGATAGCAACTGATCTTGAGCTAGATGAATCAATCTCGGCCATTGAGTTTGCTATGCTCATCGAAGATGGAACAACTACTCCACTTGGCATCACAACAGATGATTCAATGAACCAGAATTATCCCGGATGGCAAACAGTCACTAGCGATAAACCGTCAGCTGTCATGCTAACCGACACCGAAAACCTCCGTGTTTATCCTATTCCCGAGCGAGACATTATTAATAGTCTTGTGATTGGAGTAATACTCAAACCGTCACGTAACTCGGCAGGGCTGCCTGACTGGATCTTTGAGCAGTATGCGGAAGATATTGCTCATGGCGCCAAAGCGCGCTTAATGGGCATGAAGGGCCGGTCTTGGTATTCTCCAGAAGAGGGTATCGATGAGCAAAATGATTTCGATTACGGTATAAAAAATGCCACAATACGAACAAATAAAGGTAACTCTCGTCAAAGTAATGGCGTGACAATGAGGCCGCTTGCATGAGTGACACAATACAACTTGTTCAAAACGACACGCTCCCAGATTTAGCGATCACCTTGCGTGACTCAAAGACTGGTGATTTATCTGATCCTGATAGCTGGGATCCGATTGACCTTTCAGCTGGAACCACTTCTGTTGCTGTTAAATTGCGCGAGCGTAATACAACAACGATTTTGTCGACGATTGCATGCACAAAGGTTGATGGCGGTAATACAGGTAAAATTTTGATGCCGTTTGGTACTTTTCTTGTTGATAATGCAGCTGGATCATATGAAGGGGAGATTGAAATCACATTTGATGCTGATGTACAGTCAGTATATGACTTGTTGAAGTTCAAGGTTCGGGCAGACTTGTAATGATTGGTTTTAGTCTCGACTACACCAGAGTAGCAGCTATTATTGAGCTGCAGGACGCTCAGGGCTGGCAGTCGATTAGCGAAACACCAAGATATCGAGCTCAGGTTGATTTCGTTGAAGTAAAAACGCTAGACGTGTATACGTTAATTGTCGACAAAATAGATTTAAGCGATGATGTTATTTATACAGAAAGCATGGTGTTCGATGTTGATAAAGTATTAATTGATAATGCTGTAACGATAGAATCAATAGAATTTGATGTGACAAAACCGTTTAGTGACGACGAAGAGGTCAGCGATACAATAATATTTAATGTGGATAAGCTATTTAGCGATGACGTTACGCTCTCAGATCCGGCGTTATTTAAAGTGACTAAACCGCTTTCCGACAACGTAACACAAACAGACAGCGCTTCTTTCTTGATGGCAGAAGGTGGGTCTGGGGCAATAAATGGTGCCGGATTGAATGTAACTCCGATTGCACAACAAAAAGGTAGGGTATTTTCAGCATGAGCAACTTTATAGATAATCAAAAAGTAGTCGGCTTTCCAGAGTTTCGTCTTTATGACGAAAATATGAAATTAAAAGCCAAGTGGTCTGTTGGTAACTTAATTGTCACAACAGGGAAGATTTGGATTGCTGGGAAAATGGATGACACTGTTGATCCGGCCGCAATGTCTCATATGGCGATTGGCACCGGCTCAACTGCTGAGGTTGTTGGCGACACAGCGCTTGAAACAGAAAACGCTCGTGTCGGGCTAACAGATACCGTGAATGCAGGCGCTTCCGTTTTGTATACAGCAACATTTGGGCCCGGGACTGGAACAGGCACCTTGCGTGAGGCCGGGATTTTAAATGCAGCATCAGCAGGAACGCTTCTTAACAGGACAACATTCGGCACACAAACAAAAAATTCTGGTGACACATTAACTGTCAGCTGGACTGTCAATATCACATAAGGTAAACCAAGATGGCCACACAACAAAAGCGGTTATTTACTAATAATGCATCAACAGTATTAGCATCCTCATTAACAAATGTAGCAACCACTGCATTTTTAAATACTGGCGATGGCGCATTATTCCCTGCTCCGGGAACAAATGAGTTCTTCATGATTACATTTACTGACGCATCTGGAAATATTGAGATTTGTAAGTGCACGAGTAGGGCGACAGATACGCTAACAATTGAGCGAGCCCAAGAAGGAACAACGGGCTTACCATTTGTTGGTGGTGACGCAGCTGAGCTTCGTAACACAAAAGCCACTATGGAAAATTTCTCTCAACTGAATACACCTCAAGAGTATGAAAACGCCCATAATTTTAATGCAACAGAATTAACTGATGCTGCAACTATTGCGTGGAACTTAGACGAAAATCAAGTTGCTAAAGTTACGTTAGGTGCAAATCGCACGTTAGGCGCCCCAACAAACATGAAGGATGGTGGGACATATATTCTACGGATCATTCAAGACGCTACAGGCACAAGAACGCTGGCGTTTAATTCCGCGTTTAAGTTTCCTGACGGCTATTCGCCACCAATCAGTACGGCGGCAAATGCGATTGATATCATGTCCTGCATTAGCGACGGGACGAATATGTACTGCTCGATGCAAAACGGATTCGCATAATGCCTTTATTTAACTGGGTCCCTCCTTTATTTGCAAAAACAAAGTTTCCTGCAGGGATTATTTTGCCGATGCTTAGTGGTGCCGTTCCTGCTAATTGGAGCTCATTTACTGATGCTGATGGAAAATTCATTGTTGGAGCTGGAGGTTCTTATGGGGTTACAACAACCGGCGGAAGTAGTTCTGTCGCCATATCTGGATCTTTAGCTACCGGGGGAGCTCATACTGGATCATCTGTAAGCATCCCTCAAGAGAGTAGTGGCGGCACAAGAAGGAGGGGATCAACAACAAGGTCTCATTCACATGCTTTTTCTGACTCAGCAGTAGTTGAGGATGTCAATCGCTCATATAATTTAATTAAAGCTGATGTTGCTGTGGACGTCCTCCCCCCAGAGGTTGGTGTTTTCGGGCACGGAAACCTAATTCACCCGCTTAGTAATACACACGGTTCTGTTGACAGGTTTATGAAGGCTGGACCAACAGACGGGGTTTTAGCTGGATCAAACGTCCCCGTGTCCTCTGGTTACTCAAGCAGCAGTAACGGAGCGCATACTCATGGTTCAGTGACCGGCGGGTGTGATTTTTACTATAATGATGACTGCAAGCATTTAGACACGGTTAGTGGATCCCATGCACATACTGGAACAACTAAAACAACATTAAATACAAAGCATTTTTACTTGTCGCTATGGAAACATGCAACAGCTGGGTGTTTACATCAGAAAAACATGATAGGAATGTGGGAGGGTGCAACCGCCCCAGCTGGTTGGCGCTTATGTAATGGATTAGACGGAACCCCAGACCTTCGTGATTACTTTATTAGGATTGGTAGCACAGGCCAGCAAGGCGTGTTTGGCGGCACAAATAGTTCCACTTGGGTTAGTAACTCACAGTCATCTGCTGGTGGACACGCTCATGCTAGAATTGGAACCACCAGCGGGTCACTTTCCTCTAGTCAGGCGTGTTATCACGAAAGTACAACTGGAGCACACTCAAACCACCCCATAAGTAGCGTGGCGACATACTTACCGCCATATTATGCGCTAAGCTTTATTATTAAAATTTAAGGGAAAAGAATGAATAACTGGCTAATAGAAAAATTAACAAACGGAAGCTTAAGTGAATTAAAAAAACTAAAAGCTTTAGAAGTTATTGGTGATACCCCGCTAATAAACGAAGAGCAACTAGATGAATTTTTATCTCGGCCGCTGGAGCGGCTGTTTGGTAAAGAAAACGATAAAATAGGCGAAATGATTTTCTATGGCAACATTTGGTCTCGGCTTATGCATTACAAAAAGGCTGGGGATAAGTATGCTGGGCACACTCATCCACATGACCATATTACACTTCTTGCTTCTGGTGGCGTTATTGCTCAGGTCGACGGGTACGAGCCAGAAAAGTTTTTTGCCCCAGCTTGGATTGTGATACCAAAAAACCAAGAACATCAATTTATCGCCCTTGAAGACAACACTTCTTGCTACTGCATTCACGCAAAAAGGGGAGAGTTTAACGAAGTCGATGAATTGTACGATATGACAAACGTGGTAAGCTTGACGCCATTAAATAACAGTGAAGCAACAAAGTAGGAGATTTAAAATGGGCGCATATACTTACACGCTACCAGAAGATGTTGTTGATGGGGGTAGCGCAGTTATTTTGCCTGCTGGCAACTACCGCATTCAGGACTCTCAAATCACACTAATTGATGGGAAAGAGATTCATATTCTATTAACTCGCATCAACCTCGGGACATTTAGTGTCGACAATATTTCGTTTATTGTTAGCGCGAACGACCTAAAATCAATGTCGAACTCAATCACAACTGGGAAATCTTTTAGTGAAGAGTTAGATATTTTAATTTGGGGTTGGGTTTTCGCAAAAGAAAAGGCTGTAGCTCTACTTGGGCGTGAAGCCCTAGCTGACGAGGTTCTTCCAAGCACAACAAAGGTTACATAATGCAAGCCCCACTCTTCATAAAAATCTGTGATGTTGATGTTAGTTTGGCTATCGATACGGTTTCCTCTTTTGGAGAAAAAGAGTGGGAAACGGGAATGATTCGCCAGCTTACTTTTATCAACCATAAAGATGCTCAAAGCGTTTTGTTGAAGTGGGGTTTTAGGGTTCAGCCTGAATTTAAAGACGTGAAGCAAGGGAAAGAATACTTTAAATATGTCGTAAACACAGACACTGAAAACGAGTATTCTAAAATCTGGGATGACTATAAGCACGTATTCAAGCCTGTTATTGATGAGGTTTTGAAGAACATCACACCAGAGAAAAGCAAAAACCCAAAAATAGCAAGAATACTAATTGCAAATCTGCAGGCAGGAGGATCAATTGGATCGCACACTGATGGTTGCGGTTCTATATCAGAATGTATGCGAATACACATCCCTTTAGTAACAAACGAAAAAGCAACACTAACAATAAAATCTCCGTCGACAGGCAAGACCGTCACTAAACATTTGACTGTTGGGCATGCTTTTGAAATAAATAATAAATGCGAGCACTCCGCAGAAAATTTAGGTTTAGAGGATGGGCTTCATATTATTTTAGACGTCTATGACGGAGACAAAAAGTGGCTCTAATAGATATTAAAGGTGTCCACGGGATCCGCCCAAAGATTGACTCAAAGCTTTTAAAGATAAATGAGAGTCAGACTGCTGATAATTGTAATTTGTCGTCAGGAGCAATTAAGCCGTGGCGTTCACCAAAAAATATTTCCCAACTTGCAAAATCCGGCGATATTAAAAGCATCTATTACTTTAACGATTCTTTATGGTTTCATTGGACAGAAGATGTTGATGTTATTCGCGGCCCAGTTTCAGGCGATACAACTGAGCGCACATATTTCACTGGTGTCGCAGACGGGATGAGGGTTACAAACTATTCTCTTGCAGATACCGGTGGAAATAATGAGTTTCCAGAAGACTCGTATTTAGTAGGTGTTCCAGCACCAATAAACCCACCTACTGCGGCGCTAAATGGGACTCACTCTTCGCCATCAGACACAGCTTATGCTTATACCTTTGTTAATATCTGGGGTGAAGAGAGTGCGCCAAGTCCAGCTTCAAACGTAATAGCTGCTGATTTTACAACCGGCTCCGTCGACCTTACAAATATGTCCCAAGATTTTACTGGTGACTATGCAACAGTAAGTAAGTGGCGAATTTACCGAATTGCGACAGGGACAAATGGAGCGGAATATTTATTTGTTACAGAGATAACTCCAAACGCATCATCACCACAATATAACGACACAATACTTAGCTCCGATTTAGGCGAAGTGCTTCCAACTATTGGGTGGGCGTTGCCGCCAACAAACTTGCGCGGCTTGGTAATGATGGGGAACGGCATCATGGCTGGTTTTGATGGCAGTGATCTTTACTTCTCTGAACCGTTTATTCCTTATGCTTGGCCAATAAAATATTCACTAACATCAGATTATGAGGTTGTTGGAATTGGCGCATACGGTAACTCGCTTGTGGTTGCAACAAAACATTACCCGTACATCATTACTGGGATGCACCCAGATTCAATGTCTATGGAAAAAATAGCGCATAAGCAGCCTTGCGTGTCAAAACGTGGAATAGTTTCTGTTGTCGGTGGCGTAATTTACCCAACACCAACATGCCTTTTTTACATTGGTGATAGCGGGGCTGTTGACATAACAAAAAATCATTATACAAGAGAGGAGTGGAACGCTTTAACTCCAAACTCATGTTTTTCATCTTTCTACGATAATAAATATATTGGACACATGCCAGCACTATCAAAATCAATTTGTTTTGATAGTGTAACGGAAGAATTATCAACCTTTAGTCAGCAAATGAGCGCTTTATGGTCTGATCCACTTGAAGATAAATTATATTTCGTTGGGCAAGAAGACAATAAGCTTTATGAATTTAATGCTGGTGGGCAAAAAACCGTTTTTGAGTTTAAGTCGAAAAAATTCTCCATGAAAAACAAGCTGTTAATGACGGCAGGAAAAATTATTGGGGATTTTAGCGCTCAACTAACAGATGCCGAGCAAGCAGCATTAGAGGATGAGCAAGCTGCCGTGATTGCGGCAAATGCGGCATCGATTGCAGCTGGGGAAGTATATGGTGCGCTAAACGCCACAACAATAAATGAAGTGGAAGTTAATGGAGACAAGCTACTGCCTGTACCACGGTTACCAGAAACCTCTGATTTTATTTTTCAATTGCTCGGTGACGGAGAGCTTATTTTTGAAAGCGTCATATCTAGCGATAAACCGTTCAGGCTTCCGGGAAACAACAGGTATACAGATTACGAAATCATTATTTTTGGGCAATACCCAATACAAAGGGTATTATTAGCAAGCTCAATAAGAGAATTAAGTCATGGCTGAGAAAGGAAAAATTCCTAGTATCCCAAGCGTACATATGATTAGTGATGTACAATTAAAGTCAATTCTTGGGCCAGTAAAAGAAACTATCGAAATAAGAGAGGGGTTGCGTGGATCTATTGAAGATAGGCATGTAACCGTGCAGGATTTAATCGACCTCGGCCTTATAAGTAAAGGCGATATGGATAAAGTATTAAGGAATCGGTGACATGGGTAAAGATTTAACTGCAGCTGTTAATTATGATGTAATCGGTAAAATTTCTCGTGAATTAGCTGATCCGTCAAAAATGCAGGAAGTTGAAAGCAAGATGATGGCTATGGAGCAAGCAGACTGCCCTGTAAAACATCATTTTGGCCCCGGAATTTATATCCGTGAGGTCCGTATTTCTGCTGGTGTATTCAGTATTGGTCATCACCAAAACCTTGAGCACCTAAATCATATGGTAGCTGGTCGAGTAATTATGCTGAACCCAGATGGAACAACATCAGAGCTTGCGGCTCCAGCAATCTTTACATCCCCGCCGGGCCGGAAGGTCGGGCTTATCGTTGAAGACATGGTATGGCTAAATATTTATGCAACTGATGAAACAGATATTGATAAACTAGAAGAAACTTATTTAACAAAAAGCGATAGCTGGAAAGAAAATAACGACATCAAATTCAGCCTCGATTACTATACTTGTCACAACGACAGGCGTGACTACGAAAAAATGCTTGGTGAGATAGGTGTTCCGCATGATATTGTGGTTGCTCAGTCAGAAAATGAAGATGATCAGATACCTTTTCCTCCATATATAAAGGATTTACGGGTTACTGAATCACCAATTCAAGGTAAGGGGTTGTTTGCTTTAAGTGATATTAAGGCTGGGGAAATAATAGCTCCAGCGAGAATTAATGGCATGAGGACGCCAGCTGGTCGTTATACGAACCACGCTATAAATCCAAATGCAAAAATGGTACTGAAAGATGATGGCGACTTTGATTTGGTTGCCATGAAAGACATTAGCGGGTGCAAAGGCGGTGACTCTGGAGAGGAAGTTACTATTGATTACAGGCTTGCTTTTAAGTTAAGTAGCGGGAGTAAATTATGTCTGGAATAGCGTTAGCAACAGTAGTTGTAGGTGCGTACAGTGCCAACGAAGCAGCTGGGGCAGCAAGCGACGCCGCTGCTTCCCAAGAAAGGATGATGCAGCAAAAACTTGGTTTTGCAGAAAGTCAATTTGAAGAATATAAAACGAAGTATGGCGACATCGAGGCAGACATGATTGCTGATGTTGAAAACTTCACTATGCGTGATAATCTTGACCGTTATATGAGCGAGGGTGTTGTTGATGTTCGGACCGCTTTTGCAGGAAAAGAAAGGATGGCTGCGCGTGAAAAAGCTCGTTATGGATTAGATCCAAATGATCCACGCTTTCATGACCCAAGCTTAGGCTTAGAGGAAGCAAAGGCTGAGGTTTCAGTAAAAACTTCGGCTCGACGAAGAGCAGAAGAAGAAAAAATTCAAGATGAAGACAAATTATTCTCTCGCCGTCTAGCAGTAGGCCAGTTTGGAAAACAAGCTGCTCCCGGCGCAGGTGCAGTTTCTGAGGCTATGGGTCAATCAGCTGATTTATATGGTCAGCAAGCTGCAGGTTATGGAAAACAAGCTGCAGCTGGGTACGGAATGGTTGGCAAAGGAATTAGTATGGCAGGAAGTGTTGACTGGGGTGGTGGTGGAGACTCTGGTGGCTATGAATTGTTCCCGGGGGCTACTGGCAGCGATCTTGGTGAGGCTTCTTGGGAAGGAAGTAATTATGTTTCTAACGCCGATACCGGCGAGTTGGGGTGGTAATCATGGGAAATCCTTATTACGGTTTAGCAAGTGCGGCTTCTGATGTTTATAAAGGTTATGAGCAAGAAGAAGGTCGTGTAGCAGAGCAAGCAAAAGGCACTCAGGATACTGAAAAACGTAAACTTGAGCTTGATAAAATGCGCTCACAAGCAAATACGGAACAATCTAAAGAGGCTATTAGTAAAATTCTCCAAGGTGATATGGAAGGAGCTACTGAGCTACTTGGCCAGTTTGGTATGGAAGATTTAGAGTTTGACTCTGAAACAAAGCTTGTTTCTTGGACGAAAGATGGTGAGGATCACGCTGTATTATTGCCTCACTTAATGACGTCTGTTGGCATGAAGCCGCAAGACCTCGATACCTCGGAAGAAAAACATGGCCGAGCGAAAGAGCTAATAACACACAAGGCTCAGGAAGCTAAAAAATACGGTATCAGTAAAGGCGGCAGCAAACCAACTGCGTATATTCAAAACCTCGAATATACTATGAAAAAATTAACTGGCGGCGATCCTAATAAGGCATTTAAATTAATGCAGCTATCTAAATCTGATCCACAGGCAGCTTACTCTCGAATATTAGTTGGTCTTCAAAAGCAAAACGCAGAAGCGTTTACTGATGAAAAAATGACCGATGAAGAAATGCGTAAAAAAGCTAAAGATAGCGTTACAAGCTTCCGCGATGATATGTTTGAAGGCTTGCTTGGCGGCGACAAACAAGATGCGGCAGGTAATAAGGATCCATTAGGTCTATTATAAAATAAGGATACTCTGATGCAGTTATCAGAATTTCGCACCAAATACCCTCAGTACGACGAGGTTTCAGATACGGATCTTGCTCAAAAGCTTCACGGCAAATATTATTCCAACATGGAGTATGATGTATTCGCTGAGAAGTTTGGCGTCGGTACGACTGATCCCGCCCAAGAAAAACAACCAAAACAAGAAGAATTAGGCGTAATTCCTGCTGAACCTGCTTATCAATATGATAAAGCGGAAGATATCAGTGGCAGCGCTATGCCAGAACAACAGAAACGTAGCGCAGCTGAGTACGGATTAGCCCCAGAGCAAGAAGCACAAGAAGTGGCTGGCGTCACTATTGAGCCAGAACAATTCCCAACAATCTCTCCAATGTCAGAAGAAGGTCTGCTTGAGCGTGCACAAACACGCGAAGACCCATTATGGCGCCAGAAAGGCATGATTGAAGAATATCCCGGCGAATATACTGGCCGTCAACCCGGCAAAACAATGGAGCCATTGGGTGAGCGTAACAAAGTTGCTCAGATAATCGATAGCATTATTGGTGCCCCCGGCGAAAAAACTGACGAAGAAGCTGCTAAAGCAACAATCGAATGGCAAGCAAGACAGGAAGGTATGTCTAGCTCTGAATTTCGTGAGCGTTATGGTGCCCGTACTGGGTTGCTTGAGCGTGGCATAAAAGACGTTGGATCTGGCGCCATTACCACAGCAAGTGGTTTGATTGGTTATGCAGCAAGATTAGCGCCTGATGATATTGGTGCTGGTTTACGTGCAGCCCAAGGTAATATTAATCAAGCCGCTAAAGACTTAATGACTTATGACCCAAATCTTGTCGATGAAATTTTGGCTGGCTTTGGCTCAACAACTACATTTTTTGTTCCCGGTTTAGGTATCGCTAAAGGTGTTCAGGCAATTTCAAATGTAGCGCCAAGAATGGCTCTATGGCTTGGTTCTGGCGCTTCTGCTGGAATGGAAGCCTCTGTTGAAGCAGGTATGGTTTACGATGAAATGCTTGAGAAAACGGGCAGTAAGGCCGAAGCCGTGAAATCAGCAGACCAAGTTTTCTGGGGTAACGTACCTTTATTAGTTATTACTAATAAACTGGGCTTATTTGCTGATCGTGGCAACCAGATACAGCGCCGCACTATGGCTGCAGTCATGGAAGGCCCATTACAGGAAGGCCCTCAACAAATTATCAGTAATGTTGCGGCTGGCAACCCAGCAATGGATGGTTTTGGTAAGTCAGTATTAATTGGCTCTATTGTCGGCTTCACTTTAGGTGGAACCCAGCAACCAGATAAAGCTGAGCTCGACCGCATTGAACAAATTAAAGCAGATAAAGAATTTTCCTCTATGTGGAAAGAGCTTGAGGATCTTGCTGCAGAAACAAAACGTATTCGCAGTGAAGAAAAATCTGCCAATAAACAAAAAGCATATGAACAGTTAGTTCGTGAAAAAGCAGCTCAAATTGCAGATGCTTGGGAAGCCCGTGAAGGTGGGCTTGATGTTGCTAAGAAAGCTGATGAGGATAAAGCTTATGCAGAAATGCAGAAAACTACTGTTGTTCCCGCTGATCTTGAGCCTGCAGCTCCCACTGTTGCCGGACAAATTGAACAAAGTCTTGAAGCTGAAAAGGCAGAGCGAGCTGTTTCCGATAAGCCTAAGTCAGCCATGGAAGCTGCGTTTGAAGCAGCCAAACCAAAAAAGAAATACGGACTACCTATTGAGGAGGCGGCGACCCAAGTGGACACCGCACCTACCGAGGCCCAAAAAGAGGCAGGTAACTACAAGAAAGGGCATACGCAAGTTCAGGGAATGGACGTAGCCATTGAAAACCCAAAGGGGTCAGTGCGTGAAGGTGTTGATGAAGGCGGTCAGAAATGGTCTCAAAAAATGGATGCCCATTATGGGTATATTAAGCGTACTCAAGGGGCTGACGGCGATCACGTGGATGTTTTCTTGGGTCCTGATGCTGAAACTGCTAATACTTTTTATGTTGTTAATCAAACTAATCCTACTACTGGTAAGTTCGATGAACACAAAGTAATGATTGGGTATCCTGACGCTAACACTGCCAAAGTTGCATACATGAAAAATTATGCGAAAGGCTGGGGTGGGTTCGATTCAATTGTTCCACTAAATACCGAGCAATTTAAGCGCTTCGTTCATAGCAAAGCAAAAACAAGTAAAGCGTTGCCAGATTCAGCGACGATTCTAATGTCTACCAGCAAAGAAAAAGTGATGCCAGTCCAGAAAAAGATGCCAACTCCAAACCTAATGGATATGGAGCGCGATCCTCAGTATCAAGCTGAGAAAAAAGGCCGCCAACTCACAAAAGAAACGATGACGCCGGACGAATACATGTCTCGTGTGGCTAAAGGTTTTGGTCGTACCGTCGAAGAAGTTACAGCTGATACCGAACAAAAATTGGTTGATGAGTACGCCACAAAAATGAAAGCGGGGACTAAATTCCCAATATTAGAACTTGATTATACTGATGGGTTTAATCAAGAAGGCCGTCACCGTGCTCTTGCTGCAAAACAGGCTGGATTTACTCAGGTTCCTGTTGCTGTGGTCACAAAACCTACGGCAAAAAAGAAGCTGGCCCCTAAGAAAAAAGGCTTTGTTGCTGTTTCGCCAAATGATTGGGATGTTGAAATGTCATTTGATGAGGCTGCAGTCTCTATTCGCTCTGAAAAACACCAAACTTCACACGCTATTACAGATGATATTTTAGACTCATTTGGTTTAGAGCATACAACCAGCGATGCTCTTGGTGACTGGGCTGATGGTGCAGAAGACAGTCTTCTTGTTGAGGTTGAATCGCCAGAGTCAGTCGATCAGCTAAACTATATTGCATCATTAACCGGTAAATTCTTTAATCAGAAAGGAGCTTTATCGTTTATTGTTGACGAAAACGGTGTTGATTCATTCTATAAAATTGATATCCCAATAGAAAGTGGTGATATTAACGCTATACGCTCAACACTTGATGAGTTAAAATTAGAGTTTCGCACACTGGTTCCCACTTCTACCGGAACCACGGTTGTAATTTATGATGAAGGCACTACCCTTAGTAGTAGTGTCGCTAAATTTGGTAAAAAACATGAAACAAACATCGAAGCCTACAAAGGTCAAGGCGAACTCATCGGAAGTTGGGACTCAAGACAAGACGGTATCTCAGCCTACAACCGCCAAATCGGCGCGTGGGAACGGAACAATAAAATACGTTACAGCCCCACAAGGGAAGGGCTTCGTGATTTCTGGGGCACCGGATATCAAGAGCAAGGAGCAGAAACAGAAGTCTCGAGTCGGACGGTTGCCGCACCAATATCCTTATCTCGATTAAATGCTGAGCCAATTCCTGATGTTTACGGGAAATTTGGCACGCTTGACGCTAAAAAAGACACCACTGAAAACCTAAAATTCTACGAACTCGATAAGCTTATTGCAAATCCGAAGTTAGTTAGGGATATGGTTAAAAGTTTTGGTTTTGAGGTTAAATATTTCTCATTCCACATCGATGAAGATGCTGGAGTTGAATTTGTAATTCCAAAACTTAAAAAACAAGGGTACAAAGATGGATATTTATGGATCTACGACCCGCGTGTTGCCCATGGCTCGTTTAAAGATACTGAATATACTCGTCAATGGCGTATTGTCCACGAACTCGGACATGCGATCACAGAAGATTTCATGCAAAAGCGTTATGGAGATAGTCGCCGCGAAGGCCGCTTGGGCCAATCGTGGATGGCTACTCGTGGACACCCAGATAAAAAGCAAGTCCAAGTCGAGCTTGACCCGCTAACTCTTAAAGAGGCTCAGCGCGCTGTTGAGTGGGAAGATGTAGCTTTCCGTGTGCAACGTGTCTTATTTGAGTCATTGGGCGTCACTGTTGACCCTGTTGGCTTCGCTCATGAATATAATACTAATGTTGGTGATGCTTCATACCGGGTGTTGACCGGAGATTTTGGTGACCCCGGTGAATATGGGTTTGTTCCACGTGGAACATTGCCAGAAGTTAAGTCAGTGTTGAAAATGTTTGAGAATACTGAAAATGCGATGGCCAGAGAGCAAGGCCGCAAGCCTACTAAGGGTATTAACCTCAATACTTATAAACGTATTCCATTATCAGACCTTAAAAAAGCAATTAAGGATGCTGGTGATAACCTTGAGTCTTTAGCTAAAGGTAAACATAAAGGCTCTAGTGCTGAGTATGTTGAGAAAGTAGCGAATATTATCAGTAAAAATTGGACAAACTCACCTGAAATTATTGTTGTTGCCACATCGGAAGGTTTGCCTGCAATAGTAAAAGAAGAGCAAAAGGAGCGAGGCGTATTTGGTCGTGCCAGCGGTGTCTACCGCACAAGCGTTGGCGAGGTATATCTTGTTGCTGATCTGCTTGACGGTAAAGAGGCTATATTTTCGGTGGTTATGCACGAAATTATGGGGCATCACGGTGTCCGTGGCTTGTTCGGCACTTCATTAGACGGATTTTTGGATGAGGTTTATAAGGCAAACAAAGAAGCGATACGCGATCACGCAAAATCAATCGGCTCACCATTAGACCCAAAGAACCGCTACCGCATGACGGAAGAATTTTTAGCTGTTGAAGCTGAAACAAACCCCCAGTCAACTTGGGTAACACGATTAATCTCTAAGGTTATGCAGTGGGCTCGCAACATTATGCCTTCACTTAAGCTCACAAAGTCTGAGGTTATTGAGGTTCTTGTTGGCATGCGCCAATATTCTTCTGGCACTGAAATTAGCCAGATTGCTCAAAATACCGTTCAACAGATACAGAACAATATCGACAGGGTTGATGGTGTTTACAGTGATACTGCTGGTCCAATTAAAAAGTTCAGGAAGCGCTTCTTTACAAAAGAGGGTGGTTTACCAGATGAGGGTTTTGAGGCAAAAATCAAAGCTGACTCGCTGAAAAAAGCTGGCGAAGAGGATGTTTCTTTTGTTGTTCATAGGTTTGAAGAGACAATGAAGAAATTTTTCAAAGCTAAAAGCTATATTTCTATTCCGGCGGCAGATTTAGAAACCATAAATAATTACCTTCATGGCAAGGATGCCAAGGTACCCACTGAGCTAAAGGAAGTCTTGGATGGTATGCGTGCCTACATTGATCGCCTGTCTGCCGGAATGCAAAAAGCCATGGAAGACATGATGGCCATTGAATATGGAAAGCTAACCACTGAGCAGCAAGCGTCATTTGATGCCTTCCTTAAGGGTGAGCCAGAAGGAAGTATTCCAGCAGCAATTCAAAGCCATTACGAAATGCACAAAACAATATCTGATAATATGGGTACTTACATGAATCGCTCATATGAGGCTTTTGATAATAAAAAATGGAAAAACAAAGCGCTCAAAAACAAAGATTTAATTAAGCGTGCTGAGGCATATATTGCCAACCTAAACCCAGACTTTTTGCCAGAAGAGGTCCATGGCGCTGTTCGCGGGATCCTGCAGTCAGCACAAGATAGCGGTAACTTTTTCTCATTCTTGTCGCAGGGGTCAAAATATGGGAAAAAAGATGTATCAATGCTAACCAAGCGCAAAGATGTTCCAGATATTATTCGTGAACTGCTGGGTGAATATACAGACCCGCGTGTTAATTTTGTTCGCACCAGCACAAATATGTACAACTATTTAGCAAACCATGAATTTTTAATGCAGTTACGCTCAAAAGGTCTTGGCGTATTCTTATTTGAACGCAAAATCGGTGGCTTTGATAAACAGATTGCAGCAAAAGGGTCTAAGTCAATGAACCCTATTGATGGCCTGTATACAACAAGCGACTTTATTCTGGCTTTGGAAGACACTCGTGACCCTATTGAGGGCGGTAAGTTAATGCGTGGGTTTATTCGCCTTAACTCAGCTATTAAGTACGGCAAAACGATTCTTGCCCCAACCACTCAAGCGCGTAACTTTATGTCTGCAGCGATGTTCTCCGTGATGAATGGTCACTTTAACTGGTCGCACGGAAAGAAGGCGTTTAGTGCTGCGCGATCAGATTTATGGACGAAGGACGAAACATGGCGCAAATACCTTAGCAATCTAATAACTTTGGGTGTGTTGCATGACAACCCGCGAGCAGAAGAGCTTCGGCACGCCCTTGAAGACTTTATGAAGATTGATATTTACACTAAGGGATCAACCCAGTCATTACGCCGTTTCTTGAATTTCGCGCAGAAGCTATATCAGGTTGGTGATGATTTTTGGAAGATTATCGGTTTTGAAAACGAGGTTAGTCTGCAAATGAAAACAGGGAAATCTCGCAAAGAAGTTGAGGAAAAAGCTGCCTACCGTATTCGTAACGGGTATCCAACATATTCTATGGTGCCAAAAGCTATAAGAATGTTGCGTCGCACACCGCTAATTGGAACATTTGTTTCTTTTCCATATGAAATTATCAGGACCTCATCAAATCAGGTTCGCTTCTTAGCAGAAGATGTCATGGAAGGGAATAAAGAGCTGGCGGCTAGGCGTGCTCTAGGTATGGCCATGGCTACATCAATATCAGCGTCGCTATCTTATATGAGTATGCTACTGATGGGGCTCGACAAAGACGATGACGAGGCTGTGCGCAAAATTGATGCTCCATGGGTCCGTAACTCTCAACTTATTTATCTTGGTTATGATGAGAATGGGTATCCAAAATATTATGATTTTTCATACTATGATCCGTATACCTATCTAAAGAAACCAATTACAGCCCTCATGAACAACAATAATGAAGGTTTAGATAAAAAAATTATGGATGCCATGCTTGAATTTGGCGCTCCATTCTTTAGTCCAGACATTGCGGCTGGAGCAATAGGAGAGGTTGTCTTTAATAAAAAGCTAAGTACCGGTGGGCCAGTATGGAACCCGCAAGACAATATTAGTAAAATTGCTTTTGATATGACAAACCACTTCCGTAAGGCAGCACAGCCCGGATCGTTTTCTAATGCTGAAAGCTTTATTAAAGCACAGCAGGGGTATACCTCACCGGGCGGCAAGGAATATAAAACAGATGACGAACTATTTGCTTTAGTTGGTTTCCGCATGGGGACATTAAATATTCCAAAAGCCATGTCATATAAGGCTCTCGACTTCAATTATGCAAAAAGGGGGGCTTCAAGCATTCTTAGTAAGGCTGTTAGTAGCGGATCGGACGTTACAAAAAAAGAAATTAAAACCGCATTTAATGGGATGATCAGGGCTAGGGAAAGCAGTTTTAACGAAATGATTAAGATGGTTAAAGCAGCAGAAAAATTACAGGTTAAAAAATCTACCATTTACAGGATCATTCTTGCTGGTGGTATAAGCAAGAAGAATGCTAAGTATATTATGGCTGGACGTGTTCCACGCTGGCGTATGTCATCTTCGTTTATGGATTCTGCACAAACTAGAGCTATAGCAACCGCAAAGAAAGATAAGCGTCATAGTATTCGTAAAGAATTTTATGAGCGTAAGAAATACGTCCATGAATTAATGAGCAAACAAACTACTAACTAAGTAAACCGACATAAAAAAAGCGGCTATGGTGATAATCCAGCAGCCGCTTTTTGGTAACTTACCTTCTGTATACTGGTGAGCCATCGCGCCAAGATAAAATGGAGCAAAGCCAGCGGCTAAACCGCCAATTATTACGATAAAAGGTAGAAATAGCATAATAATAATATCCATGCCTTGAGTATAGCATGGTCATAAGTTTTATTTATCCGGTGTTACTTTCTTTTATAATCCAATCGAAATATTTTTCTTCATCTATCAAAACACGCCGACCAACCCTTACAAGGCACCCAGCCTCATTCATCCCATTTTCTTCGGCTTTAAATATTTGCTGGCGCACACCTCCATTGCAGAAAGCTTGGTGCTTCTCGATAAATTGCTTAACTGTTAATAAGTTTGGTATTGGCATTCTTCTCTCCTCTCTCGATTAAAATATTTATCCGCTAGTACACCAGATTTTATCACGCTCAGTATACCAATGAGCATTGCCTGATTTAACCATAAGCTCGCTAACCTCACCCTTATCAATGATTACTGAGGCCAGAACCCTACCAAAACTGTCGTATTTAAGGTTATCAAGCACCACAAACTTAGAGTTTTCCAGTAAGTGTATTAAATATTCTCTTGATTTTTCAGCTAGGGCTTTCTCGCAATCTGGGGATCCACGTTTCTCAGGAGCATCGATACCACGAATCCTGACCCGAACAAAGGTTGTCTGGTAAATGTAATTTGATACCCAACCCTCAAATGAATCACCATCGAGATACCGGTCAACTTGAGTCATTTTATATGGCCCATACTTATCAACGACGTAATCACCAGCGATTGGTTCAGATGCCCCAATAACAAAGAGTATAAATAAAATTAATGGCTTCATAAGTTTTCCTTATTAATTGCTTCTCGCTGTGCAGTGGGCAAACATGGAAAATTCTTTGCTTTTTTTATTTGCTTTGTTTATTTCTCGATTTACCGATCCGGCAGAATGAGTGCCAATTTTACGCCTTGGCTCGGCTGGTGTTTTTAGGGCTTTATGGATATCCCACCCATTCCTTAGCCTGTCGCTAAGCGTATGTCTTGAAACAGAAGAAAACCCCATAAGCTCGGTAATGGTCAGCATTAGGTCGTAATACTCGTATCTTAATTTTGCTTTTGGTCCAGTTCTAGCCATGCTTCATATTCTCGACTATCTCATCAAAATGCAAATCAAATATTCTTATGGCCGCATAAGAAATTTAGATCCCTAGAAAAGAAAAAACCCCATTGAGTTTTTATATTCAATGAGGTTTAATCAGTTCGTCAAGTTTTGCCGACCAGACAGGAAGATTATATCTAATTTTCTATCAATGTCTACTTTTCGGTGCTTATCTGCACCAAAATCTCACATAAACTTGACCGCTACGGGTAAACCAACGGTTGCGATAAACGAAGAAAGTTACATAACGCGCTTGAGACCGGCGCGACTAAGTGATCACCGAACAATTCAGGTGATGGCGTTAAAACACTCGAATAACTGCATGACCGCCATGGAATGGCAAAAGGTGGGCCAGCACCGATAGGACTTAGAACATCCTCAATTCTGGTGAGTGATAATTAGTTATGTGATTAGAGACAAAAATTAGACTTCTTTTGTATCCATGCAGAACGGTCTAAAATGACAACTGTGGTTTAATTTTTCTGTCCTTGGAGTTTTTTTATTTGCGCCATGGAATATCTGGCCTAATTTCCTCTCTCGGGATTGATGATAAATCTTCAAACATTTCAATAAACATAATTGGAATGCCACTTTTGTCGCGGTGCATCCAGCTCCATATTGAGCCAATTCGTATCGGTTTGGCGTCGGGGCTCTCTTCTCGGATTTTTACCGTTAATTTCCGTGCGACTTCTGCTGGGCCACCCATAAGCTCAACCACCATGCATGCTGCAGCTTGGTTGGCTTCTGTTGTTTCTGTTGGGGTCATAAGTTTTCCTAATGTATAGATAAATATAATAATCAAAATGAGTATAGTTTATTATTGACAGGTAATCAATCGATGAGTAATATGCTTCCACTCGCTCAGAGAGATAAACCGAGGTAACTCGGGGAAAGGGGTAAGTCCTACACGACCCCCACCATTTATGGCAATTCTGAGCAAGCCGAAGTGACGTACATAGCTACGGATTCAGTTCTTGACTGGATATAGCTACGAGTTATTAAGACTGTATTGGGGGATAACCATGCTCCTTGGGCCGCTGTGAGGTGGTTCGCAGTAACAAAGCGAGTAGTGATCACTAAAGGGTAGAACATTAAGTCAGAGCGGGTACGCAAAGGCGTGTGTTCAATGATTTAACACGGACGGGGCTGGGAGGTCCAAAGTTCGTCATGATTAGTTGAGTAGCCGACAGGTTAAAGACAGAGGGTGTGTTGTATTTTGATTTTTAACGAGATTGAAGCAACTGAACAGCGCACATCTTCGTAGGTTGCAGATAGTATAGCTCAGCTGGTTAGAGCGTAACCCTTATAAGGTTGTTGTCGGAGGTTCAAATCCTTCTACCATCACATGCAAACGACTTGAAATCGTTTAAAAATGCAAAGACGCTGTTCAGCGTAAGGTGAAAGTAACTTAAATCTACAGCCTTCGGGTAATGTAGAGCTCCTAAAGATGCAATCTGATGGAGTTTTGTCGAGGAGAGCACTCTGGGCGTTTAGCGGCGTTGAGGGGAATTGAGATGGCAGAATAGCTTTGCGGAATAGGTCTACCGCCAGACCTTTATAACTAAACGGCAGTTATGTGGTTCTACTTTTGCGCGAGGGTTTCCGAGGCTTGAGTGGACAGAGGGGCAAGGTCAGCTGCAAACTGGCTCGTAATCCCCCTAAAGGAGCCGCACGATCCCTGTAGTCTCAGGGGATTAAAACACTAAAGTTTTTATAAAAGAGCACGGGCAGTAAAAAAAGTAACTCTGCACCCATCACCGAAAGCCCGGACGGCGGGATGTGCGGCAACGGAGCATCGCAAGATGGAGCGAAGTCGGAACAAGCAGGTTGTGCTCTTTTATAAAAACTTTTAATCGTTGAAGGAGAGAGCAATGATCTTACAGTTGAACATCGAAGATAATCACAAAATAATCCTATCAAGAGATGCTGGCAAAGCGTTGCTGCAGGACAACCCTGTTGTATTCAAAGGAAAAGCAAAAAACCTCACCAAAGCACTTAAAAAAGCATCTAATGGAAGCTATTGGTTAAGTGTTGTTGATATAAAAGAGAAAATGGAGCTTCTTCTCACGGTTAAAATCAAAAACAAAAAACTAGAGTTGTCGTGGCCTAAAAGGGAACAGATATAAGTTTTACTTATGCCCATATCAATATATTTTCGTAGACAATCATCAATCGCTTAGCTATTATCTGTACACATTCAAAGCACATAACGCATACAGAGAGAGCATAGCGATGACACAACAGAATAAAATGATTAGTATCCGTCAGGCCGTTGGCCACGGAAAAAAGCATTTTGAGAAAATAGCTCAAGCAGAAAACAACGGCATGGTTTGGGCTAAAGAGAGCGGTTTCGCTATGCAGGTCATCGAAGCCAGCGACTACCTTCAAAAATGCCCAGTCGAATCATTCCGCAAAGCCATCATAAATGTAGCCTCAATCGGCCTATCATTAAATCCAGCAGAAAAATTAGCTTATCTCGTACCCCGTGATGGCAAAGCCTGTCTGGATATTTCATATCGCGGCCTTGTTAAAATCGCCACTGACTCAGGTTCAATTATCTGGGCAAAAGCAATGCTTGTTCACAAAGAAGATGAGTTTGAATTTACCGGCGTCGATACAAAGCCAGTCCACACTTTCTCCCCATTTGCCAGCGTAGAGGATCGAGGCCCAATCGTTGGTGGTTATTCAATAGCTAAGCTCCATAATGGTGATTATTTAGTAGATGCGATGTCTCTTTCAGAAATCGAAGAAGTTAAAAAAACATCAAAAGCACAAAATGGCCCATGGAAAACGTGGCCAGAAGAAATGATGAAAAAGACATTGCTTCGTCGCGGATCTAAGTCATGGCCGACAACTAAGCGTTTTATGGAAGCCGAGGCTCTTCTTAATGAGCATCAAGGCTTAATCTCAACATCAATCGATAGCTCATCTGGTGAGCCAGCAGTCGTGGTAATAAGCGACGAGCAAATTAAAGAATTAAACAAACTAGCTGTCGACTCCCATGTGAACGTGCAAAAAATTTACACAGCCTTTGAAATCGAATCCATTGATCAGCTGCCAGTTGCGAAATTCGCGGCTTGCAAGAAGCGTTTGGAAAAAGCACTTGAGGCTCACAAGAAAAAAGTCGGTACAAAGAAAAACGAACAAAAGCAGAAAGGTTAAAAAATGCTGACAGCGGAACAGAAAAGTAAGCGCTTAGGTAGGATTACCGGCTCCATAATGAGCACTATTATGGATGGTGGACCAAAAGCTTGGTGCACTTTGCTTGATCAGAAGAAGCTTGAGATTGAGCAGCCAGATATTGCTATTGGTAGTGAGATTTACGCTCCATCACTTGACTGGGGCAACCGAAATGAGCCAATAGCAATCGCTAATTACGAAATTGAAAACGCGGTTGATGTATATGTGCCTAAATTTTCAGTTGTTCATCCGAAGTACGATTATATTGCTGTTCTACCAGACGGGATTACAGACGAAGCTGTTCAGGAAGTAAAGTGCCCGTTTAATGAAGAAATTCATAAGATGACAGTAATTTATGGTCTCGGTGCTGAAACCTATAAGGCTCAAATCCAATCAGAAATCTGGTGTACCGAAAAAGAAGTGTGTCATTTTATTAGTTTTGACCCTCGGTACAAAGATCCAGAGAAACAACTAATCGTTCTCGAAATTGAACGCGATAACGAGTATTTAGAGCAAATGGAAGAGAAGTGCACTAAGTTTTATGAGTTCCTAATTACTGATACTCGCCCAGAAATTGGGTTTACTACTGAAATACCAATTTTATTTTAAAAGAGGATAAAAAAAATGAAAAACACAGTAATGTTATTGGTGATTGCACTTCTTGTAGGTTGTTCTGACGCAGAAGTTGCCTCCCGAAACCTATCAACAGCCGCTGATAATTTTGAGTTAAATCGCCGTATTGTTTTCTATAACACATGGAAAGGTGAATACCTTCTTTCAGTCGAAGG